CCGGCGGATCGGGTAACACTCCTTGAGTTTTTTCTATTGTATCTGGAGGAATAGCAGGTGGGGCGACTTCTTCATCTTCAAATTCATTATATGCATTTGCACCTTGCGTTGTAGGAGTTGCTGTCACCAATTCATCAGGTGAAACAGATCCATTAGATGGTATTATAGTATTAACCTTATTAAATTTGTTTTCAACGTAGTCAGAAACGGAAAATCCAGGATCGTGCGCCCATTCCGGACTAATCTCATTATGTCCAAATGCTTGTCCACCTGGCCAGATTGTATAAAAAGCTTTTAATAGATAATCTAACGATTCATATTGAATTGGAGTTATACTTTCCGGGCCAGTTTCAAACGTAGTAGGATCTTGTGTTGAATACGAATTCATTCCGCCAATAAACGCTACAGCAATTGTAAAATCGTCATGATCTTCTGCGTGCTGACCAGGAATTTCAACTGGTCGACCTCTTTCTATATTACCATTCTTTTTTATAATATAGTGATAATTACACCCGTCTAAATTCATATCTTTAGCTATTTCATGAACTTCTCTGGCACCAGCATGCGGTTGGTCTAAAAAATGCTCAGTCCAATGTACAACTACTTCAGTTATTTCTCTTTTAATACTATTAAATTCAGCAACTAATTCTTCAAGGGTAATAACTCTTGCAAATTGATAATCACCGTCAGTAGTATCTATAGCATAATTTAATGATGCAGTAGTATTAGCACCATTCCACGATACTCCATGATTACCTATTTCTGAAATATAAGACGTTGCGGCAGATGCGGAAGCTGCTACATCATCAAAAGAAATATTAGAAGCCAAATCGCATGTTTGTGATTGCATTAATGTTTCAAGCCTATCTTGACTTATACCTAATGCTTTTTGTGTAGCCTCAGCAGCGTTTACTATTCCTGTTTTTAAAGATGCTATTTTTTGTATTTCATTAATAGCAGTGTCAAATTTTTGTAACTTTAGATTTTGTATAACGCTAGCTTTTTGTAAAGGATCTAATAAATTACCAGTAACTGAATTAACACTTTCTTTTAAATGATTTTGAACAGATAACTTAGCATCCTGCAAAAGTCCTAGATTAGATATATTATCAATTTCAATTGCGTTTCCAAGAGAAATTGATGCAGTACTTAATGCTTTATCCACATCACCAATAAAAACACTAGCTAAACCTCCTACACCACCTTTTGCTATTGTTTTTAATTGCTTTGGAATATCAGTTAATGATGTGACAGATTTTGTTAAGTCTGTACCTAGTTCTTTAGCAACAGATTCTAAATTTGCAACCGATCCTAATGCACCTTTCGCGATGCCTTGTAAATCTAAAGGAATTAAATCTTTCATAATGCCGTCAAAATCTGGCAATTCAGCTGTAATACTTTTAATATTAGATTGTATTGACGCTGGACTTGCTGCTAATATATTTGCTTTTTTTACACCATTTACTAATGTTGCATTTAACGTTTTTGGTGTGACAGTTATACCAGTAACTGGATTAATAAAAACTGGACCACCCATCTGCCCTAAAATCTCTTTCTCAGCATCGGTCAATGCTTTAACCATCTTATCTCTAAGTCCTGGCATCTCGGGAGTTAGTGTAACAATTTGTGGTAATGGAAAATTTGCAATAGTATCTTTGACCGGTATTGCATCTGATAATGACTTAATTCCGTTAATAGAGGCCCCAGGAAGAATTGAAGCAAAATCATTAGATGTTAAAGTTTTCGATAAATCTGCAGCATCTGATAAAGTATTTTTTAATTTTTTATAGTCTACAACTTTATTAATAGAATTTAATTTATTATTTAAATCAGTAATATTCATTTATCCGACTCCTGTACTTGATGAAGTACCAACAACGTATCTATTCCAATATCCATTTGCTGCTTTTATTCTTTCTTCTAAACTTCTTGATTTTTTGTAAGGTTTTGCACCACCTAAAGCTGTACAATACGAAGTATTTGTTGATCTCATAAGAGGACTTGGTGCTTTACCTCTCCAATTATATTTTCCGTTCTGTGGTCTCTCGTAATATCTGCATACAATATACGCAGCATCAGCTGGATTTGTGGCCTCTCTTAATTTAGCACCAGCGCCACTTTCTCCAACACTTAATTCATATATCACCCATCTGCATTGAGTAGATAGTGCACGCCAACTTAATCCGTTAGATTCAGCCCATGGCACTATTCCCTTTCCAGGATGATTTTCTGATTGCCACCTATCATTTCTCCACTGAGCAAGACCAAATGCTGGCATTCCTCTATCCGATGGATTAATCGCTAAATTCCAAGGGCCGCCTCGTATAAAGTTTTTACCGGTTGGATTGGGCGGCCATGTTGTTTTTGAACTAGCTCCAGGTCCAGATTCATATGCAAAGTTTCCCATTAAACCACATACCGCAGATGCGCTTAAGCCACCAGATAATAATGCGTTATATATTTTTTCTTCAGTGTTTGATCCAGCCATATTTTTTGCATCGGAAATAATAGTCTCGCCATCTGGCATTACTTCTTGCGGTCCTAAAAAATCAGCTTCACTTTGCTGAGTCGAAGCCGATTCTCGTACAAAAGATCCTGCAACACCGCCGTATCTATTAACAGATCCATTTGCCGTTAAAGCTGGATCTGTCGTTTGTATACTTGATGGCGCTTGGATAGTTGTAATAGTTCCTATAATTAATGGTATCTGAGAAAGCTTTCCATCTAAAAACATTCCATAAACCATTGCGTTTTGTGATATTTGTGGATTAGCTCCCACTCCACCGATACCTTGCTCAGTAGTTGGTATTACCACTTGGGCCCAAGGTAAATCTTCATTAGGAATATCGACTTCATTGTCGTGAATGCCAAAGATTCGAATTTGATATCTGCCCATTTGAGATAAATCACTATTACTGACAACTCTTCCTAAGAAAAATCGTGGATCATCTCCCCAATAGTATGCCATATTTAAACCCTTATCTTTTTTGTAAAGCTAGTCTTACTAAGTTTAGTCCTACTGAATAACCATCATCTACACTAAAAGTATGCTCAGCGCCGTAAATTATATATTCGCCTGATCTTCGAAGATCTAATAAATCACCTTGATGATTGATGCCATCTTGTGTCGGTTGTATTATATTCTTTTTAAATTCAACAGAAATTTTATTACCTATTGTAAGATTATTATCTTTTGATAAAAAGTTTCTACCTGGTACTTTTATCATTAAACCACTTTTTGTTAAAAATGCTCTTGCTGCCTGAGCTTCAATTTTTAATGAGTGATGATTTGTATCACCTACTTCATTATAACTTCTCTTTTTATCATCAACACCTCTTTTTGTATTACTAAATGTTTTTGATGTTGATATACTAGTTTTTGTTTCTCCATTTATTTCCGCAATATTTCTACTACCAAATTTTAATTTTCCATCATAGACTGGTACATCTCTTTTCTTTAAGATATTTTGATCATGTAAATGATCAAACATTCGTCCAGGATCAAAGTTTACAGTACTAATTTCTCCAGAGTACGTGTCAATAAAACTATGAACAGAAGTCCCTAGGCCGGAAGCCGTATAGATTAATTGATTATCACTTCCAGTATTCATAAAATCAGATATTATATAAGATTTAACACCATTAGGAACCGTTTGAGCTTCAGATAATAACTGAAAAGAATATGTATAAGGCATATGTAATTCGTTAACGGGACTCATTTTAAGCATGGCTTCTAAACTAACAAATCGTATTCTATCGTCACCCATTGATGCAAATGTGTAAAATGGCATGCCGCTTGGTGTAACGCATCTTTTAGAAATCCAACTAATTGCTTCAATAGCCGGAAGGTTAGGAATTACAACATTTAGTTCACCATCAAGTACAGGAAGTTGATCATCATTGTTATTATACATTAACTCATTATTTAAAAAATACCCACCATTTGCAGTTGATCGATCTAAAGTTCTGAGCAATGATTGAATTATATCAATAGGATTTCCAGCAAAAGCATCTGCTGATCCTCTGTGGGCATTAATTTTTTTAAATGATCTATTAATTGACGTCACTTTAGATTGATAGGCCCTTTCTTCTATCATATGTAAAGACACCATTTCATTATTGTCACCAACTTTTTCAGATGACATTACTTCTGTTATAATAAACCGCTTAGTAATAGAAAGCCGATTGTCAATTTGCTCTTCATCTGTCATAATTTTTATTTCAACACGTTCCGTGCCAGTAAAATTTAATTTATCTGAAAGGCTTTGATTATCTAAAAACGACATTGCAGCAGTTAGATATGGTAAATTTAAATTTTCATAAAATATTATGTCAGAAACAAAACGACTAATATCATAACCAGCTTCATCATCCCATTCAGACCAACGATCTGCGGTAAGTATCACCGATTGAATATCATATGAAACTGGGTTAATGATTTTATTCTGTTCATACATAGCTTATTATCCGCCTATGACAGTCGAAAATGTTTGAGTTATTTGTCTAATAATACTAGGCTTTAATATTTTTATCGTTTTTAATTTAGAATTTTCGTCTTCAATAAAATCTAGATGGGTTTTTTCAGTAATAAGCGATGATTGAACCTCGTTGTTAGGATTTACATCTATCCAATTTCCGGATGCATCTTCGTAATGGTGTGCACTTAAGTATTCTAATGAACTTGTTTTTAACCTGGCATTTTCATAAATGTTAATACCTTCATATTGCGCAGCAAAAGCTGGATCTAAAAGTGCTTGTGGATTTTCAACTATTCTGTTAAAATACACTGCTTCACCATTTTGCCATACACCAGTTGATCCACTAATAATTACTTGTCCTAAATCTAAATCTTTACGAACAACAGTACCGGTTGCACCACTAAGTGCGCCTTCTAATTTAGAACCTACCTTAAATATTCTAATAAGATCTTGTGCTGGATCTGAATGACCTACATGGCCAACACCATTATCATCAGTGCGAAAAACAAGAGTTGTATGCGGATAAGATTCTTTTGCTTGATCTACAATTTCACTATAAATTAAAGGCCATCCCTGCCTTCTTAAATTATCATTCATTAAATAAAATGTCCAATAGTAATTATCACTGCCGTATATATTATACGATACAACATCAGGCCTATCACCTTCTATAATATCATACAGTAAATAACTTTGAGCGCTATTTTTAAATTTATCAATTATGTCAGCATATGCTGATATATTTTGAATCGCTGCGATTGCATTATCGCTTCCGCCAAATTGATATGGTACAATTGGATATGATTGGAAATATGACATTAGAATCCTTTCGCAACAGCATTTTTATCCATTAACTCATTTTCTTGGAAACTTAAGTCTAGTGTCGTTTCTTGAAAATAACCGCCTTTATAAAAACTATTGGTATTACTTGTGTTATATGTTGCATTGACTGATCTTAAATAACACGGCTTAAATCTAAACCATTTTGATTCTGAATAAACTTCTGCATTAGAAACGTCAGATCGTGTATTTCTATCTAGATCATAATGTAATGAAATTTGGATTTCATTTGGAAATTTATACCCAGCTTTAACTTCATATTCTGAGACCTCCTGTGTTGCACCCGGACCTGAAGAATATGCCTGCGACCCAGATATACCAAATGACTCAGGATACAATTCAGTTCTAAAAAATTTGACGATCTTCTCTATTTCTATTGCTTCTTCTTCAGTAGTCGGCTGCATTTTAAATTGAAATCTAAATGTTCGTAATTCTGGTTTGTCAAACAATAATGCAATATTTGGATGTGCTGACGTTTTTAACGCGCTTCGTACTGCTCCATCCGCAAAACTATTTTGAGTTAATGACTGTGTAAGTCTAGCTGCAGCGAGTCTTGCAGCATCTTGACCCATCCCACCAGTTACTCCGGCGATTAGATTTTTTAAACCATCTGTAGCAGCTGACAAACCACCATCTATAATGCCACTACCGCCTTCAATTCCTTCTTTCATTGACTGCCCTAATATACCTAACGCCGGAGTTGAATAAGAAACCCCATCTTGCATATTAAAAGAAGACGGCATATATAACACACATCTTTGTTTAGATGGATTTCTTTTAGATCTTTCAAGATGATTGTCAGAACCGTTATTATACGCATTTATGACACCATCGAATACGGCGTCGTCCTGACCTGCAGCACTAGCATTTCCATTTAAAACATTATCTACTGTACGTAATACTAATGCTCCTATTCTACTATTTTCGCCTAAAGATGGTGGAGTAGTAATAATTGGTTGAAATCTTATATACGCTTTAAAATCAGATACATTTTCCCTAGGAAATTGCAGCTGCTGTTTTGCTGCTTGTGCGAAATTAGCTGTGGTGGTGGTATCCCTATCTAACGACATATGTTTTCCTAATAAATATAGTTAAATTCTGTTAGTTATATTTATATGGGAAAACATGAAAACATATTCAGGTAAATACAAACCAAAGAATCCAAGCAAATATAGAGGAGACTATACCAAAATAGTGTATAGATCAATGTGGGAGCGTCATTGTTTTAAATGGTGCGATGAGCAAAGTGATGTTATATCATGGTCAAGCGAAGAAGTTGTAGTACCATATTTGTATGAAGTTGATAAAAAATATCATAGATATTTTGTTGATCTTAAAATTACATTTAAGAATAAAAAAACTATATTAGTTGAAATCAAACCAGATAAAGAAACCCGACCTCCAAAAAATCCAGGTAAAAAAACAAAACGTTATATTACCGAAGGATTGACTTATGTGAAAAATATGAATAAATGGAAAGCTGCGAAAAATTATGCAAATGACCGCAACTGGGAATTTGAAATATGGACTGAAAATACTCTTGATAAAATGGGAATACGACCAAAGGGCAAAAGTTTAAAACCACTGCCAGCAATGAAGAAACCTAAGAAAAAAGTATAAATAGAGTCATGACAGAGATATTTAAAAAACTAGAATTAGAAGCTTTTCGTGCAGGGATTACTCCTCGCACCAAGGAGTCGCGCGAGTGGTTCCGTAAAAAAATAACTACAATGCGAGGAAAAGAATTTCGCAGAATTAATCAAGGCGCATTAATGCAAGAAGAAGAGTTAACTCTTAATAATAACACCGATATTGGTAAGATGTGCATGTTTTTCTATGATCCTAAACATAAAGAAACACTGCCATTCTATGATTCTTTTCCACTTGTTATTATTATTGGTAAAGCAAAAGGAGGCTTTTTAGGGATGAATCTACATTACTTACCTCCAATTCTTAGGGCTAAATTCCTAGATGCATTAATGACAACAGCGTCAGATGATGATTTTAATGTCACATATGCTACTGTAAAAGCGGCTAGTAATATGCAATATTACAAACCAACTATTAAACACTATCTTAAAAAACATTTAAAAAGTCGATTAGCAAAAGTACACGCGCCGGAGTGGGAGATAGCTACCTTTCTTCCAACTGCGTCTTGGAATAAAGCATCTGGCAGAGAAGTGTATAGAAACTCGAGAGGGATGCTATGAAACAAGTTGACTTAGGAGTTGAAAGATTTAAAAGCATGATGGCACAAGGTCTTGCAAGACCTAATAAGTTTGCAGTTGAATTACCTGCTCTTGGCCCGAATGCAATAGTTTCACAAGTTGCCGCCGACGTGCTTCCTGATGATGTGATACAGCAAGCCGGTGATCATGCTCGAATGCATCCTACCGGGGATGTTAATTTATTATGCAAATCTTGTACATTACCAATGAGAAGCATACTAACCAACGATCGAAGGATCGGAATGAAATCAGAAAAAGTTTCATACGGATATAGCGTTCAAGATGTCAATTTCTCATTTTATGAAACAAATGATTATAAAATTCGAGACTATTTTGAAGTATGGATGTCTAGGCAAATTGATTTAGATAATAATGAAATAGAGTTTAAAAAAGGCCGGTTCGGTGGTTATGCAAAAGACGTAGTCATTCATCAATTAGATTCTAATGGAAATGTAGTATATAGCGTCGTTTTAGAGGATGCTTTCCCAATTGCGCTTGCTCAAATAGATTTAGCAAATGATAATAATGGAACTGTTGAAATTACAATTACTATGACTTACACAAACTGGAGAAGTGAAAAGACTTATGTAAACCAAAGATCCAAAAGAAAAATAGTTAACATTAATCCGATGCTAGCACCAGTAAAGAAAAGCACATGGATTAATCCAGATTTAAAAGGATCGTTAAAAACTAGTAGAACCAATGGACAAAAGAAACCGTGGAAAGATCCAGGTTAAATGAATAATATAATTTTAAACAATGAGGTAATATAATGGCACTACCAGTACTAAATGATAAACCCAAATATGAAATGAGTATTCCCACTACCGGTCAAATTATAAAATTTAGACCGTACTTAGTAAGAGAAGAAAAAGTTTTAATGATAGCGCTTGAATCACAAGATGCTCAACAAATGTTTGGAGCAATTGTTGATACAATTAAAGCGTGTGTTGACCAGGAAGCTGATATTAAATGGAATGACTTAGCAGTTTTTGATATTGAATATATGTTTATTATTATTAGATCTAAGTCTGTAGGTGAAACAGCTAAAATCGGCGTGGGGTGTGAGGAGTGTGAAACATCAAATGAATTGGCTATTAATTTAATTGATACAAAACCTGATCTTCCAGAAATTAGTAACATTATTGAATTAACTGACGACATATCTTTAGAAATGCAATGGCCAAGTTTCAATAGTTTAAATGATCCGACAATGACTAACATGTCGCCTTCTGATATGTCAATTCGTATGTTAGGTTATTGTATTAAATATGTTAATACAGCAGATGATAGAATTATTGTTAAAGACGAAGATTCAAAAGCGATTACTAATTTTATTGAATCTTTAAACACTGAGCAATTTGAAAAGATTAAAAATTACACTGATAAAATGCCAACTGTTATGAAAGATGTTGAGTTTGACTGCTCAGAATGTGGTCATCATAATAAAAAGAAACTAGAAGGAATGGCTGATTTTTTTTAATATGTCTCTCCCATGAAAATCTCCTACACTACTATCAAAGTAATTTTAGGATGATGCAGGATCATAATTATGCACTTACTGAACTAGAAAATATGATACCCTGGGAGAGAGAAATATATTTAATGATGTTAATTGATCATATGAAAGAAGAAGAGCGAAGACACAAAGAGCGACAGCAAAAGCAGTAGGAATAAACGATGGCCCAAATAAAAGACTTAAACGATCTAGCAAATCACATGGCTGCTTATAACGCTCAAGATATAAGATCTCAGGCGAAGCAGAGTCATTCGCTTGAAGAATTAAATATTAAATTTACGCAATTCATTGATTTTATGAAAGACCAAGCTGCTGATACAGAAAGAAGACGTGTAGAAGCAGAGAGAGAAGCAAAGCAAGCATCTAATGCTCCTCGCCGACCGATGTCTAGTTCTAGTGGCTCTTCTACGTCCGGACTTAACTTACCAAATATTCCTGGAATTAAAGGAATAGTTGCATTTACTGCTGGATTGGCAGCATTAGGTGCCGCCCTTGCTGGTCTTCGTGGGTGGGAAAAATTAGCTATAATGAACGCTGAAAAAATAGGAAACACTTTAAAAGGACTTATACCGTTAAAAACTGCAGACAAACTTCTTGGAAAATTAGTTCCTGCTCCATATGCTAATTTTTCTATGTGGTTTTTTGACAAAATAGCTAAGTTAAGAGGATCTGCATTAAGAATGTTTGGATTTGATGGTGATATGAAAGGAGCAGGACCTAGGCAGTTACACACTGGCAGCCGCGAATTGAAAACACCTCTTACTACACAAATATCTACTAGAATGGCAAACTTCATGAACGGATTAAAGGCTAGATATTACTCAATGGTAGGTCTTGGCATAGACGGAAAACCCGTTACAACCCGTGGTCCTGGTCGAACCGGATTTACGACTCAACCAGTTTCCATAGTTCATAGAGTAACTCAAGGAATAAGCAAGATACTGCAACCACTACGGGCAGCCGGATCTGCTATAACAGAAGTAATGAGTGGAGCGTTTGGAAAAATGTTATCATCAATCGGTTCTGTTGGATCATCTATTAAGGGATCAGCCGTTTTTAAATTATTCAAAGGAATATTCAATAAAATATTATGGCCTATTGGTGTCCTCATGTCAGCATTCACAGGAATTAAGAAATTTCAAGAAGAGTCTGGAAAAGGTGAGAACTGGGCAAAGTCCTTTGCTGAAGGACTTACTACTGCGATATCTAAT